CCTCAGGCCCAGCGCGGCGGCGATATCGCGCACCTTGACATAGTTCGTGCCGTTTTTCAGGATGCGTTCGACGGCGACCTCCTTGCCATCCACGATCATTTTGCTTTTCTCTACCACTTCGTCCTCAAACCTTTCCAAGAATTTTTTCCACTGCTCGTTGCCAGTGGTGTGATAGTAGGTGTTCATGTCCGTGCCGACGAACGGGCGCGGGCAGTACTTCCCGGACACATCATAGTGCCGGATGATGTGATCCGCCGGAATGTTGTGCTCCTCCATGAGCTTGCGGATGAGCCACTCGGCATTGTCCAGCACCTTTTTCTCGAAGAACCAGTCTGTGTCGTAGGCTCCCATGCGCTTCCGGTTGACCTTCTTCGGTCTCAGCTCCACGCCGATGGAGTTCCAGTTCCGGCACTCCGGATGCAGCGTACCGTCTCCGCAGTGCCACGCCACATCCGTATCCTTTACGCACCGGTAAATGATATCGCCCTCGTCTACGGCGTAGTGCGCGCTGGCTCTGGCCTGCGGATTTTTGAACCACTCGGCCACGCTGGCCGCAGAGCCTAGTGCGCCGAAGTAGTGCACTACGATCCATTTCGGCGTGCAGCCGCCCGCTCGATGGTTGATTGGCGTGAGCGCGTCCTTAATTACCGGCATTGTTTGCGCCTCCATCCACTGCGTCCTGCACCTTCTGGCTCTGCGTGCCGAAGTAGAATGCAATCACGACGGCATACACCGTCATAAAGTCTTGCGAGATCTTGCCAACCACGGCCATGTACGCAAATACCGCCGTCAGCGTCAGCGTCACAAGGCTCTTCACGCTCAGGAGATTCCCGAGCCGCTTGATGATCTTATCCATCATATGTACCTCCATCGTCCTTATCATTTGGTTTTGCAAATACTCTCTTGAGCAGGAGCAAAAGCAGCTCCCCGCCGAAGGCCGCGCCCGCGAACGCCAGCACATCCGAAAGGTCGCACGTCCTGTCCAGCAGGACGGCGGCGGTTTTCAGGATCATCGCCCATGTGGCCACTGCCGTGAGCATCCACAGACAGTAGTACACAAGCTCGCGGGCCATACGGCCCTTTGTCCATCGTTTCTTGTCTCTACGCATCAGCCCAGCCCCAGCTTCGCCAGCGCAAATCCGATCAGACCTGCAAGGATTGCCGTGATAACGCCCTTTACGACCGCCTCCCAGCGGCTCCCCGGCAGCGCCTTTATGCTTTTCACATCGGCCTTGATCTCATTCACGTTTTCCTCGATCGCCTCCTGCTTGGTCGCTAGCACCTCCACCGAGGTCGCCAGCTGATGCAGCGCCCTGTTGTCTGCCTCCAGCTCGTCGATCCTGTGCGAATTACTCTTGCATCGCGCCTCCACGGAGGCGATCTGCGCCTGAATTCCATCATCCATCTTGATACTCCTTTCAAAGCTTTCTATTTCGCACTCCGGGCAGACCATCCTGCCCTCCGGCACGGCCCGCCCGCAGCATACGCACGTATCCATCAACTGATCTCCTCATTGATCGTCGCAATTACTGCTGACGCATCTGTGCATATCGGCGACAAACGGATGTACTCTTCAGCAGTCGACGTTACCGTGACGATATCTCCGCTGCTGGCAAAATGGAGATTGCCCCACGTCCGCCCGTTGTACATGTAGTCTGCGGATAAAAACGTTGCCGTTGCACTGTACCTCACTGCCACACTTGTTCCATCGTTTGTGGCGGGGAGGCTTACACCCTTGATGCGGAGCGTATCACCCGCGTGCATATGAATCAGGCTTGCCGCATCCATGTTCGCACCAATAGCCGCATGTCCCGTCTGCGCTTTATTGGCACCGCTCCCTGCACTCAAGCGCGTATCCGCAGAAATTCCGACTGTATCAATGATGTTTGTGATCTCTGCCGCGCAGGTAATCACAATGTTGCCTGTTACTTTGGCAATAGTTATCGTGCTGCCGGAAACCGCAGTAGACGAAATGTCCGTACCGCCCATCGTAACAGTGATCGTGCCAAGCTTTTTGTATGTTCCCGTAGGCGTGAGCGTCGTAGTGTAGGCTGCGCCCTCGGCAATGCTGTCAGCCGTGTTGGAAGATGCACAGTTGATGAGATTCCGTGTGATGGTGTAAGCCACCGACGGTGCAGAGGCCGCCGCCGTGATCGTAATTGCCCCTGTTACCTTGGCAATGTGGATTGCCCCACTACCTGCTGAATAAGCTGTAGATGTAATGTCCACGCCGCCCATTTTGATTACTACCGATGTGATCGTCTTTCCGCTTTCCGGCGTGATAGTCGCGGTATAGCTCTCGCCGTAATCCACCTGAGATGCACCGTTGCTGATCGTGCATCCTGTGAGATTTTTGGTGATGCTCTGATACCAGTGCAGCGTCTCTGGCGTTCCGTTGGTCATAGCCGCGCGGTAAGCGTTGATATCAGCCAGCGACATTCCGCATGTGCCAACCGCGAAGTGAACGCATTTGTCACGGAAGCTGTCGCCGGAAACCGCCTTAATGGCATTGATAAGTCCAATCCACTCTGGTTCATTCCGGCGGCGGGCAAGGGCATCTGTTCCGGTTCCGCTGTAGAAGCATGTAAGTTCATAGTCCTTGTCGATATCACTTTGGTTCATGCCGAGCAGTCCTTCAAGAACACAAGCCAGCGTGCCGGTTCTGTCCGCACCTGCGGTGCAGTGGAAATACACCGGCTCCCGGTGCGTTACAGCATCAATCACGCAGCGAAGATAGAGCTGCCACGTTGCAACCGGCACCAGTGCGTAAGACGCTGCCTTGTCGGCAATCGTAAACCACACATCGCTGCCAAGCGGTGATTCCGTCACAACGTCACCGTCAGACGGATCGCGTCCCTCTTTGCCTCTGAGATCGATCTCATGCTGCACGCCAAGTTCTCCGACAAGCACCGCCCGATCTGCCGCAGACAACTTCCCGCCTCGAATCAGCAGGCCATATTTTACTGTTCCGCCGTCGCAGGCCCAGCCTCCCAGATCGCGCACATTCCACGCTTCTGCGGAGTTATCCCGCGTGCGAATCCACCGAAGCGCATCCAGCGGTTTCAGCGTCCCCGCAGCATTGTCCCCGGCAAAAGGCGTGAGGGCATTTGGCACTTCGTTGTAGTGCGTCACACCGCCCGCCTCCTGCTCGATGGGCTTGTAATTGCTCACAACTGCCGTCGCAGGCGCATAATCTGCGATCTGCGATGTGCTGTAATCAGCAGGATCGTACACCACATTTGCGAGGTAGTTCCGCACCAGCTCCGGGCATTGATGCCATTCTAAGGCTTCCACAGCGCCGTTCTCGATTGCCTGAATGGCCGACACAAACCCGGACGGGTACACTAGCTGCGCAGCCGTGCCGCCCTTCGCGCGGATCGCGTCAGCAACCGCCGTCAAGTCAGCCGTGTTTGTCAGATATTCCGCCATCAGAAGCTTCCTCCATTCGCATTGTCAATCGCCGCAGCCGCCCACGCACCGCTTACCACGCGCAGAAATTTCCCGTTGTCAGCAGTTGTAACAGCCGGAACACCTTTTGGGATTTCCACGGTTTGCTCCACGCTTCCATCGTAGGTCGTCGTCTCATTCCCGATTTTGATGACGAGTGAATAGGGATTTTTAAGTTCCGTCGGAATCGTGGGGATATCCTCGTCTCTTGCCAGCGTTCCAAACCATGCCGACCAAGAGTTCATATAGAATAACACGGACATATATCTCGGTTGTTCCGTCGGGTCAGTTGCTCCTAGCACTCCAAATCCGAGCACCATCATCCCAGAATCACTTATCGCGGCCGCAAGCGGCAGCATGTATGGGTAGGGGATAATTCTGAACTTTGCAATCGCATACACTGCATACCCTGCCTCATATGCTGCATATACTTCCGCAGCCGTTTTGTCTGCGGTTGCGCTGTTGCCGTTTCCTTGCGTCACCGTCACATAAAACGCGCTCTTCGCTGCGCCAGTCGCGCCGTTGACAGACGTGACGGGTGCAGTTTTAAGGTAATCTGTGTCCGGTGTGGCGGCGGTCACGCCGCCCGCGCCGTCGCCCTTGAGGATTCCGGCGGCGGTGATCTTGTTCTGCTTCTCAATGACGTCGGCGAGCTTTAGCGCCATTTCGTCAAGCGTCGCTCCGGATGGGACGGCGACGCCGTTTTGCTGCAGGTAATTGCCGAGGGTGGTCTTTGCGCCCGCGAGGCGGTCGATCTGGTTCTGTATGCTCATGTCGGCCTCCTTAAATCGCGGCGAGGGCGGTCTCGATGGCGTCGGTCAGACTGACCGTGCCGCCTGAGGTATAGCCCGCAGGGACCGCGACGCTTGTCTGTGTCAGGCCGTCGATGGTCTTTGCGATCGCGCCGTTGTTGGCCATGGTGCCCTCGACCTTGCTGCCGTCGGCCAGCACGATAAACTTGCCGTCCAGCACGTCAGCCGCTCCGGCAGTCACGCCGGAAACGTCTTTGTACTTGGCCGGGATGGCCCCGACCGTGACCTTGCCGAGGACTTTGCCCTTGGTGGGCGTGATGTCCTGCGCGGTCTCGGCAGGCGTGGCGGACTTGGTTTCCAGCGCGACGGATACCTTGCCCGTGCCGGAGTGCTTGCCCGCCGGTACGGTGTATTCCTGGTTCCCGGTCGTGGCGTCCAGCACTTTCTCAACTGCACCGTTGTCCGGCATGGTACCAGCCTGCGTTACGCCGTCGGCATCGACGAAGACCTTATTCGCCAGCACGTCAGCGGGCGCGGCGGTCGTGGCGGAGACATCCTGATAGTTCTCCGGGATCGCGCCGACGGTCACGCCGGACAGGCCGTAATAGCCTTGATCTGGTGTGATGGACTGCTGCTCCTTGGTTGGGGTGACGGATTTTGCCTGCAGGTTGTAGTTGCCGCCGCCGGAGACACCTTTGACCGTGCCGGAGCCGTTGTGATAGCCCGCGGGGATGGTGTAGGACTCGCCCTCCTTGACGTTGGCATCGACCGCGCCGTTATTCTTGATGGCGGCGGCCTTGCCGGTCAGCGCGTCGAGTTTGTCCGTGCTCGCGGCGAGTCCGAGGCTGACGAGCCAGGTACGCAGCTTGTTCCGCGCGGTCTGTAATCTGGTAATTTCAGTCTGTGTGCTCATAAAATCCTCTCCTTAAATCGTCGCGAGCAGCGCGTTGATGTTGCCGACCTCCGTGTACACGGCGGCGGACGTTATGGGCTTTGTGTTGTCCTTCTCCACGCTCTCCGCCGTATCGACGGAGAGCGTATTTGTTTCCGCGTCCAGCTTGAGGCCGGGGCCGATGTTGTAGCCGCCGCCGGAGCCGCCGCCAGAGCGTGCCGCCTCGTTGATGGCCGCAACAAGGTTATCCTTTGCCTTTGTCGTCAGTTTGGAAAGATCTCCGATCTGCGCCTGAATCGCATCGAACCAGCGCTTGGACGGCTCGTCCGGCGGCTCTGTGCCTGCTTCGAGCGCCGGAACAACGATAAAATCAAATTTATCCGATTTCGCCAGCGTATCCCCAGCGTACCACTGCAATTCGCACTGGCCGAAGCCTGCAACGGCAGTATCTGCTGCTGTGATCGTCCAATAGGCGGTATCGCCCTCGACTGTCAGCGTAACCGGATACGCATTGCCGCCTTTCGGCGGCTTCACAAGAAGCGCAGGCCGACCGCCGGGAAATTCTTCTTTGAACGGCACAAGAGAAAACGCCACGCGCACTGCCTCATTTTCTCCGGTGTGCCCTAACTTAATGTTTCTTGTAAAGGATGCAAGAATATCCATATTGTGCCTCCTTTCAGTAGCCTATGACCATTACTTTGTATGGGTAAGTTGTCGAAAACTGCGTTGTCGATACCACCGTCTTTCGTGTGAATGCAATTGCCGATGTAGATACGGACGCGTTCAAAAAGCCTAGAGACGTATCTTCTTGCAGGAACGCGAAATACCCGGAATCATAACCAAGCAAACTGCCCATCAAAGTGTTCCCAGAATCGCCATATGCCTCTGTTAATGCCATAACTGTTCCCGTTGCGTTGTTCCTCGCGGAAATGATAACGGCTTTGACCCTTGTTATCCCTTCGGTATTCGGAACACTTAACTGCGTCCCGCTTGTGGCCGTTACACCCTCTGCGTAGAGAACTTTTGCGCCGGGTTCTACGGCCTGAACAATGACCGGATTGAATCCGTCAACACCGGCAGGCGGCGTAATCGTCTGCTGCGTAGCGGTGGATTTTACTGTTTTGCTCTGAACGTTCGCCCCGCCGCCGCACATATTGATAACATTCGCCATCACTGCACCCTCACTCTCAGAATCTGCACCGTCAGTGCAGCCGTCGGCACAGTCTCGCAGGTGAACGCCATCTGGCCGTTCGTCGTAACGTCCTTTGCCTTGATCTTCGCCTTATTGTACGCGTCCGCGCTTGCATAGGCCGGGCCGACAATGTACTTATAGCCGGACGCTACAAAGAGCGCATTGGAAACTGTCTGCTGCTTGTTCGTCCAGCCGTTTACCGTCATCGTCGCTTCAATAGAGTTCGGCAACGCATATGCAGGAATGCCGCCAGCCGCTTTTACGGCCCCGGAGGGATCGTAATCCGACTCAAGCATATCGCCAGTTCCGGCCCCGGAAGCGCCCCGGCAATAGCCCGCGTCTTTCGTGCTTCCGTCCGAAAACGTCAGGATCAAGTGATACTGCGCATCAATGGAAGCGCCAGTGACGGATACGCCATCCGCGCCTGTGACCTTACCCGTATCGATAACCGTTCCGTCGGTCGTTGTAATCACAAGGTGCCCGAGCGCGTTGACAGTCGCATTGTTTATCTTCGCCGCCTCAACGCCAGCCGCCTTTGCAAGGGCTTTCAGCGTCGAGCCTTTAATGACCTTGGTCGTCCCAGACTGTGAAACGAGCAGAAGATCATTGTCTCCAAAACTGGCCGCGACATTAAAATCAGATATCTTTTTGTATGTTTCAGCCATTTTCAGCCTCCTGTTTGATAAGCTTGTCCAGCTCGTTATTGATCGCCACGACTGCGAAGCAGTCTGAACGACCAGTGACACGGATCTGATTCAGTGTTTCTTTTATAGCCTTTAGTGATTCAAGCCGTTCGTTCATATCTCCACCTCACAATGCTGTTGCCGTACCGTTTATGTACTTTTTGACCGTGTGATTTGTAAAATCGATCATGATCCCGTCGCTTCCGGTACGGTTTCCAAGCCACAGTTTGTGCGCGGAATCTTCAAAGATCTTCTGTATGAATGCGGGCGTCGTGTTTCCAAGTTCCAAAGTAGGGTTGCTTCCTTCAACATAAAGGCCCATTTTGTACGTCCCGTCCGTGTAAATCTCCATGCCGTTGGAAAGCATCTTCGCATAATCCTGTTTGCTCTCCTGCGCGTAGATCGTGCAGCCGACAATATCAATGGCACTGAGTGTGCCCGCCGTGATCTCGTCAGCGTTCAGATTCTTCACATTGATCTTGCTTGCGTCGATGGAGCCGATCTTCACGTTCCCCTGAATGTTCACGCCATCCTTGGAAAGCGTGATGGACGCGCCGTTTTCAGCCGCAGAATAGGATAACGTCAAACTGTTCAGATTCAGGTCTATCGCGCTCTGAACTTCTTCCGCGCCGACTTTCCCGCGAACAGCAAGGGCAATCTCATCTGTAGTCTTGCGTATCTCAGAAATGGAAACAGCCGTCTTGCGCTCTTCCTTCGTCCTCCCCTGATACGGGTATTCGTGGTTGACCTCTGTATCTATCGGTGCTTCAATGCTGGCGCTCATGGAGACGCCAATTGTGAACACCGCAGATGCAACAATGGAATTCTTCCCATTCGGGCTTACGCTGTCTCCAAGCTCGATAGCCGGATTCAGCCTCGCCGTACCAGCAGAATATGGAAGATACGCCACGCCACCAAGCAGGCTATTCACATAATCACAAATTGCCTGCGTCGCATAGATACAGTCCGCTTGAATCTCATAGCCTGACGTGCCGGAAGAATACTGCGTATCCCCATCTGGATAAAGCGTGATCCTTCCAATCGTCACCATGTCGGAAAGCGCGTCGTAGGATGCGACGCGCGTCGTATCGACCGCAGACGGAGAAACAAGCCGTACAAGCCGAAGCTTGTTTTCTTCGGTAATGATGAAGTTGCCGCCGGACGCAGCCGCGATTCCAGAAAGCACCTCTCGCATCGTATAAAGCCCTACAGGGCTGTCAATGCTGTAAGGTGCAATCTGGTTGCGGCTGTCCGTTTCCACGCCGAGAGCCGCCGCGATGTACGCCACAGCGGCATCCATCGTCATAGAACCAGCCGAACTTGGAAATTCCTGCTCTGCCGCAAGCATCCGGTCGTATGCCGTGATGGTCATAATGCCGTTGGCGGCGGTTTCTCTTTTGTCAATGTAGAACGTTCCGAATGGAATCCAACCAGTCACGACCGAATATGCACCGGCCAGAATGTACCCATCGTCTGTCTTGATGATGTTCCCAGCCTCGTCCGTGACCAACGTGGTAGGCTCGTAGTTCGTGAGCCGGACATAGCATTCAATTTTTGCTGCCGTGGGAATCGTTCCTTCCGGCCTGAATACCATGTCCAGCATTGCGGACGTAGCCTGACCAATGGTCAGCTTGCCCATCATGGATTTCGTGATCTGCGCGGACTTGATAGACCCGTAGGTGTATGTGACCCCGTTTATGACGGCCTTGAATTCAGTTTTGTGGTCGATTTCAAAAACGCTGTTCCAGTTGCTCGGAACCGACTGCATGGTATCACCTACTTTTCAATGAGAGGGAACGTGATTCCGTCCCAATACTCGCGCCCGTCCGGCTTCTTAATGCAGAAGGACGCAGGGTTGTTGTTGGAATACATCGTTTTTGTAACTGCGCCGCCCTCCTGCGGATCTGTGTACTGTACCTCGACAAAAACAGGCATGATCGCAGACAGAAGGTCGGACGCCTCCGAAAGGAGCAGCGGGCGGCACGTAACGTCCAGCCTGACTTTCGTAGCGACGCGCGTTCGCTCCATATTGCCGTCCAGCATACGCCCAGTGTCTGGGGAATCTACGTCGTTCCTCGTCCACTTGAAGCCACGGAACGCAATGTAATCCGTAATGTCTACTCCGTTTATCTTTACTGTCATAGTGTCTCCTTACACGCCGGACAGCGCCGCACCGTACATACGGTTTCTCCGATTCTGCCCCGCCGTGATCTCTCTGCCGTCGAGATAAACGCGCGTATCGCTCTTGCCAATTCCGGACACAAGCGGAGCCATCGCGCGGTACACGCCGTCGGACACTGCCTCAACGATCTGGTCATTATTCGCTACAGCCGTCCGTCCGCCGATAGAGCCGACAAACTCAGGCCCTGCCTCTCTTGCCATGAAGAGATCGCCGGAGGTAACAAAGCCGCCGGAAGCGTAAGCCCCGACCTTGTTCCCATTCTTCTTGAAAACGTTTGGAAAAAGATTCACGCCGACGCCTCCGCTGAAAAAATTGCTTACGGTTGCCGCTGCGTTCTGGATGCTGGGCGTTATAGTGTTGCTCCAAAAGTTTTTGACCTTGTCCCACGCGCCGGTGATTTTTGTAGAGATCGGAGACGTTATGTTGTCCTCAAACCACTTTCCAACGTTTCCAAACATCCCTGTGATCTTGTCCTTCGCGGTCTGAACTTTGGTCGTGATCGTCGTGCAGGCCGTATTCCATGTTGTTTTAATGGGCGTAGACACATTGTTCTCAAACCATGTTTTCAGGCTTCTCCACTTCTCCGTAACACTTGTGTAGGCCGTCGTTGCTTTCACAGCGAGCAAAGACGCCGCTCCTCCCCATGCTACTTTGATTGGTGCCGCAACATTGTTCTCAAACCACGCGCCGACTCCCCCGAGCGCTGTTTCTATGTCTGCCAGCATTTGCGCTGCAACGTCCTTCATTGAGAGTCCGTTTTCGATATTTTTCTTCGCCTGTTCTACGGTACCCTCGCCGAAAATGGCGTCAACAAGTTTGTTCCCCCACGTATCCGCGCTAAGATAGTCGTACATCGACTTTGTGATGTTATTCCAAAATCCGGCGGAGTTTCCGGAAAAGAGGTCCCCTACGCCCTCCCAAAAATGCTCAACGGAGCTGCTCAATTCGTCCCAGTTCGTAATGATATCCGTTATGGACATTACAAGGGCGATAGCCACCGGGAACGCCCATGCCCCAGCGCCAAGCGCGACCGCGCCAGCTCCGATCAGGGCGCCGGAAATCATTTCCTTTATCAGCGATTCAACGCTTGTGGCTCCATATTTGCCTGATAGAATGTTTGCAATATTGTCTGCCGCCACTGCAACACCGGCAAATATAAGTGAAATACCAACGCTGATGTTTTTAGGGATCTCAAGGCCGGAAAGCAGTGAAATTCCTTTTAGCAGCGCACTTGAAAGCTTCCATGCAGCAATCGCAACGCCAATGCTCTCTGCAACTGACAGGATCTCGTCGAAATGGTCTTTTATCCAAGTCGCCGTTTCCTTTATCTTGCCTCCGACTTCTGCTTCCTCGAACATATTCGAGTAGTCCGCGCCAGCGGCTCCGCCGCCTCCACCCTTATTTTCATCGTTCAGGCGGTTGATCTCGTCAAAACCGAGTAGCGTCTTTTGCAGCTCCTTTGCCGCTCCGGACGCGCCTTTCAGGCTCTTCGCATAGTCGACCGTGTTTTTCTTCGCTTTGGTGAATGTGCTCTTCCCGTTCAATGCTTGGAGGAACTGATTGACCGCGTTTGCCGCATTGATGAACGCATCGGCTATCGTGTTGACAACAGGCAAGAGCGCAGTAAGTACGGGCATGATGGCCGCGCCGACCGAGTTTTTCACCTGTAGCAATGTTGATGCATACTCTGACATGGTGGCATTCGCCGAGGATGCGTCTGTGTTGTTTATGGCCGCGCTGTATTTCGCAAGATTCTGAATGCCCTCCTTTGCCGCAGACGTTACGCCCTTGATGGCCGCCCGGATCGCGCGATACATCGCTATGCGCCCTATCGAATTTACAAGCTGTCCTATTTTTGTTTTTGAAATTGCCTCGGACAAGGAGCCGAAAGCCGAGGATGCCTTTTTCGCGGATTCTCCTGCACTGCTGGCAGCCTTCCCCGATGCCCTCACGGCGTTTGTCCACTCTTGCAGTTCCTGCGTCTGCTGCGGAATGTCTTGTGGCTCGGCGTTTCCGTTCGGTGCCTGCGCCGCACTTGGCGTTGTGTTAGCCGGAGTTCCGGCATTCCTCGGCGCATTCGCCGCACCCGCCACGGCGTTCACGTTCTGTGCCGCCTCTCTGAGGTTTGAGAAGTCGATATCCGCAATGCCCTGCAGTGCCTGTAATGTCGTTGAAAGGCCGTCGTTCGCGCCCGTGACATTATTGATCGCCGTACCCAAACTCTTTATCTGGTTGACAGCAGCCTTTAATCCCGCGCCACCGGAAACAGATTGCTTCAACTGCGTCAGCGCCGAAACAAGTCCCTCTATTCCGCTCGAGGCGTCCGAAGCGCTTTTTTTAATCTCAATTTCCAGTGTTTCAACTGTCGCCACTCATATCACCACTTTTCTTTTTGAAATTCCGCTCCATATTCTTGAAGAATGCGATCGCCCTTTCTCTCTCACGCCTTACCCGTGCCGCCCGTTCTTCCGGCGTGTCCGGTGTGATCTTCCGGGGTTTGCTCGGATACTCGATAGGCTTTTTGCCTTTCCCGGCAAAGGCGTTGGACAGTGCGATAGAAATAGCATCAAAAAAATAAACGCCTTGGAGCCACAATTCATAATTCTTGCTCTCAAGACGTAATCTGTCTGCTTCAATATAAGGCTTCATCTTGGCGGGATTCATATTCCAGAATCCCGCCTCGCTGATTCCGATCATGAGACATTGCGGAAGATACGTCTCAATGCATTCCTCACGAAAGGATGCGTAGTGCTTTTTTACGCAGTTTCCGTCTGGCCCTTGCTGTCCGCCGTTTCCGCTCTCTTGGACAGAGCCTGAAAAAAACCGCTTTCTTCGACGGCCTGACGGAGAACATCTGCAATCTCCTCCATCGTACCGCCGTTCAAAATGTGCTTCTCGATCTCTTCTCCTGCCTGATCCGCCTTGACGCCCATGCACATAGCCGCGTAAGCACGGATAAACATGATGGACTTCGCTTCGATATCGGACATGGGAACGCCCATATCCTCGAACTGGCAGACCGTGTTGAAGGTGATCTCCTTTGTCGGATACCCCTTCCCGTTAATTACGATTCTCTCCTGCATACACATTCCTCCATGAAATTAGGCGCTTGCCGTCGGTTTTACTGCCGTTTCCCAGCCAATGTTTCCGTTCGGGGTGATATATGCCGTGTTCTCAAGAACACTGTCCACCTCCGCGCCGGCAAAGCCAAGCGGAGACGGGTTACCCGTGAAGAAAAACGCCTTGGTCAGGCCGGGAACGTAGAATTCCCACCACGTTTTCTTTCCGGCTTCCGCTGCGGTCTTATACTGGTCAACAATATCATCCCAAGTCGTTTGCAGATCGTTGGACATGTTGAAGGTCACAGCCAGCGCCCCGCCGGGGTCTTTCAGACCGTCGATGTAGGTTTTCCATTCCGTCGCTTCGAGCGGCGTCGTTTCCAGCGTGGACGGCTCCGGATTCATGTCCGGGAGGCTCTTTGCGCCCTTGATCTGCGTGAAAGCCGACGGCTTCGTCCCCGCGACTGTTTCGATAGCATAGCCAAGCAGAATGCCTGCCGTGCTGAGTTCAATTGCCATTTGGCTACCTCCTTAGAAGTCGTTTATTTTCGTCAACGACTGTCCGATACCGTGCGTTCATCCGGTAGATGGATGTTTCCGCGTTCGGCAATGTCATGGGCTGCCTGCTCAGTCTGGCAAAACCCAACGCTGACATTTTTTCGTCAATCGTCTGCATGATCTCTTTTGCCTGTGCTTTGCGCCCACTTTTAAGGTTGCTGTATACGTTGACCTCATACATGAGCTGAGAGTGGTGTGAACCTTCCGTATCAAGCGCCGGAAGGTACGCTGCGTTGTCCTCTTCGATAATGCTGGCAGCCGGGAAAAACTCAGGAGCGTGGACATACTCGCCAGTCACAAAAATGTCCCCGTATTTCGCTTCCAGCGTCGTTGCAACCGCATCGAACACATCTGTCTCAATATCAGGAACCACCTGTGAACACCTCCCGCGCTATCCGCAAAATCTCCTGCTGTAGTTCTTTCCCCGTCTGGTACATCGTCGCGGACGGCGGATTGCCGTATGTATGCAAGCCGCCCTTGTCCTTCGGCAGCCACCATCCCTTTGGGTCGCCCCAATGGCCTTTGCCCGGATATGTTCCGGGCCCGTAGTTCATCGGGGTAGGATGCCCGTATCCGTATGTGACGCCGGAGCCGAATTCGATGAACAAGACTGCCTCGCCGGATGCAATGATGGAATAGCCATTCTCTATAGGCTCTACAGAGATAGAAACGTCATTGTCTCCCGTGTAGACCGCCCTTGAAAATCCGAGGGAGGCTTTTGTGGCTCCAATTTCGGCTAGTCGCCGTGTCACTTCATCGATTTTTCTGTCCCACTCAGCATTAAGTTTCCGGATATCCTTGATGGCCTTATTGATAGACGTGGGATTCAGCTCTATCGTGATCTTCTTCACGACACGGACACCTTCTTGATCGCAACCGTCGTGCTGTTGATGGACTTCGCCACCTTTACGACAACGTAGTCCCACGGGGTCTCCGTGGAGCCGTCAGCGGCGATCTCCGGCGCTTTCTCGATCCAGAGAACCGAAGACTCGTACAGATTCAAATTCTTGTCACAGGTCGTTATCACCCTGTCGTAGTCGGCATTGATTCCGAAGTGTTCATCGTCCAAGGAACCACGCGCGGCAGATACATTCGCTCTGGCCTCGATGGGTTTTCCGTACTTTACCTTGTACTGGCCCGTCCGCTTCCCGTCGGAAAGGATTTTCTCGTTCCCGGTATAGTTGGCGTACCAAAACCGTCTTTCATTGCGTCGGAGCGATCTCAATACGCCACCACCTTTGCGCATACGTTGTTCCGTATGTAAGAAACCATATCGGAGTACTTGAACACTCTGGAAATGCCGTTTTCGCTGTGGGAGGTCTGGTTTTCCGTGCCGATCAGGTTGTACCCGGCAATGACCGCCATGATCTGGACTGTATCGTAATCGGGAGAAATGGATTCAGCCCCAGACCATGACAGTATCTCGCTTTCAGCCATGGACAGATACGCACCGATCAGCTCTTCGTTCCCGCTCTCTCCGAGAAGAAGCTCCACTCTCCTGATTTTTTCATCAAATGTCACGATGCGTACCTCCTGTTATCAGGCGATGGTAAACCAGCCCTTGGTCTTGGGGTTGTCGCCGGATGCGGGCGTGACCTTTACATAGCCAACGCCAGACTTCGCGTAGTAAGTCTTGCTGGCGTTCACGGTTTCCTCCGTTGCTGCGGTTGCGGTGCCCTTGAATACCTTGACGTCCTTGGTCTCGTCCGTCAGCGCTGCAAGGTAGTACTTGCGGGAGAAGATGTAGTTCTCGCGCTTGTTCGCCGCGTCCTCGGAGCGATTGTTCGCGATGTTCTGCTCGACCTCGACGCCCTTCTTGTTGAAGAGAGTGACGGCTTCCTTGGTCGCCACATAGACAGAGCCGGACGTTGCGTCCTTCTTGGTGTAAACGTTCACGCCTGCAACCGTACCGACATAGCCGTTTCTTGCAAACGACTCAACGTACTGGAGCGTATCCTTGAGTTCCTTCCGGAGTTCTGCAACATCAGCCGGGCTGACGAATGCAAAAATGCTCGCGCCCTCAAGGTTTTCAAGGTTGAGCATTGCCTGTGCGTCTGCAAATGCATCAAAGTTCAGTTTGGTGGCAAGGACGACCATAGTTGCCTTTGCAAACTCGCTGTAAACGTCCTTGTTTACAGTGTTGAACATATCGGAACCGGCGCGGCGCATACCGACGGGGACGATCATGGGGTCTTCCATTGCGTCCTCGTCGAGATACTTGAAGCGATTCTGCGCAAGAAGGATCTTGTATTCATCCTGCACATAGCTGACCTCGATGGTCTGAGTGTTGCCGACACCCTTTGCAAGCTTTTCCGTACCGGCGGTCGCGGAATAACGATTGACCTTTCTGGTCATACCGGCAGTTCCGGTCAGGTTGTTGTCAACCGTGCAGAACTGCTGGAGATCAAGGTGGGAATTGTACTGATCTTCGATCTCGTTTGAGAGGAAGAAATTGCTATAGGGCTTGTTCATAAATTAGTTACCTCCGTATAATTTTTCGTACTGCTCCGGGTTCTTCTGAGAGAACTCGAAGCGTTCAGCCACGCTCATCTTGCGCAGACTGTCCAGTGTGACACCGGCATCCTTCCCTGCGGGCGGCTTCTGGCCCTTTGCGAGATTCCCCGCATCCGCTGCGGCTTTCAGTGCTTCGTTGTGCTTCTGCTGGTTGGCGAAAACAACGTCCATCTTGCCGTCAGCAAGGGCCGCCGCCGTATCTGTGGCAAGCTGCTCCGCATAGCCAAGCCCGAGGAACTTCGCCTTGTACTCGGAAACGACCTTCTCTTTTCTGAGTTTTTCAAGCTCTTCCATGATCTTCTTTTCGTTTGCCGTCCGCTCCGCTGCCGCCGCCTCGTCCTCGGTCATTTTCGATTTGAGCTGCTTGGACAGGTCTGCCGCCTCGGAAGCCTTGCGGTCGAACACGGCCTTTTCGACGTACTTCGACATATCGACCGGGTCGGCAAATTCCATGCCGGTAATTGCCTCTCTGGCCTCCTGCGGGAGTGCGTCGAAATTCGGGATTTTGCTGGTGTCGATTTTCATAATTCATTCTCCTTTGGGATTTAAGGCTTCTCTGCCTGTGTAAAGTGGGCTTTTTGCGCTGATCTCCCAGCGTTTGGGTTTTCAGTTCTTCTCTGAACAAATCTGTGAATAAACAAAAAATGGCCGACAAGAAGGAAAACCCTCTCGTCGGCCATGCCTTGCCGCTTCCATCGGACATCATCTTACCGATGGGCCGATATTTAATTATCTGTCAGGCCGGTATTTCACCTTTCTGGACACGTCCACAACGACGATCCCGGCCTTTTCGTTCTTGATCTCGGCGATCCCGCCGTTTTTCAAAATCGCCTCTACGGCTGCTATGACTTTTTCGTCCAGCATAGGATCACCCCCTGACAGGTACAAGTATGCATCTGCATCCGTAGTGCTCTTTTGGCGGAACCTTGTCTATGTCGTAAACAACGCCGTCCCGTTTGCCGCAATCGTCGCAAACACGATCATCCTCCATCGTCACCCAGCGCACACGCTTTACGCCGCAGTCGCGGAACGCAGCCAGCATTGCAGCGTCACACGCGCCGATACCGTATTGAAGCGTCTGCGTCCACCAATAGTTCGCGGAGCGACGGATGTCGGTCTGAAAGTTCTCTCGGCTGTCGAACTCCCTATCCGTAAGAATGCATTCGTTGAGCCGCATCCTGCGCCGCTCAACTTCTTTTTCGTAGATGTAGCGGGTCACTGGGTTGTATTCCTGCAAGTAGCTTTCGACCCACTTCGCATCTATTTTTCGCCGTTTCCCTGCGAATCCGAGCTGCGACGCCTGACCGAAAGCGAACAGGTAAGCAAAATAGCCTCCGTCTAAATATAGCCGCTCGTTCCGCTGCGAAAGCCGCTTGTACATCTGAGCCGTGGTTTTGCGCGTGTTCAAAACGTTCAGCTCGTCGAATCCCATCAGAGATAGCCGATTAAACTCCCTCCTGAGATTGTTCTTGACTGCCGGAAGCTCCTTGTCCAGTTTGCTGTAGATCGTCGTTTTCATTGCTGCCCACCTCTACCGGCTCCCACTTCTTCATCTGCTCCTGATGGTATGCTTCCGACATATTGAACGCCGACTGCGGGTCTGAGAACAGGCCGCAATGCTCGAATGCAAGAGCAGGATGGATGTGCGAATTATTGAGCATCGAAACAAGCACCTGTGACTTGCTCTGAATGTTATCGTAATTGTGCCGCGTGAACTTGATATCGACGTCTTTCAGCATGAGCGAAAGCCCGCCGGAACGCTTGATAATGGAAAGCGCGATTTTCAGGAACTCTCTTTCAGAACGCTTGAAGTTCGCCTCGTCGGATTTCGCTCTTGCCTCTGCCGTAGACCATCCGTCGCGGACAATGACCGCGGCTCCGGTATCGCTTGTGCTTGTTCCGCCGTTCCTGTTCGGCATACCGACGATTTCAAGCACCTTCTGGTACAGATCGTCAATGAGCGTCTGCGTCTGCGTCTGGTTTAGCTGCTCGTTAAGGACTTTGATGTCGGCCTTGTTCTCTCCGAAGGATTTCAGGATGATAAGTCCAGCATCCCGGAGGTTTTTCGCCTTGTCCTCGTCGATCTCGGCATTATAAAGCACCATAAGCGACTGAATGAACTGGTCTACGCCGTCAAGCCTATCGCTCTGCGTGTCGTTGATCGCGTCCAGAAGTGGAAGTACGATCTCAAACGCACCCTGTCTGGCGTTATTCAGGACATATTCCACGACTGGGATGTACCCGACTGTGTTTTTCTCATGTTTCACGATCCGGCCTGTACCGTTTACGCCGTCGCTCTCGATCTCAAAATACTCCGAACCTGTCCAAACGCTGAAAACGACCGTCAAATCGTCTTTCTTGACGTACTTTACACCCATAACAGGCTTTTCCCCGATCCCGGAGTAATGCACGACAAATGCGCCGCGCGGGTCTAGGCAGTGGACAGTGAAGGGCGTATCGTCTCCGAGGTCTGGCTTCTCGCCGACAGAGAGGGCCGGAACCGCTTTCCCGAGAATCGCAGTGTCGTTCGGAAGCACAAGTCTGTAGCCTACACCACAAATGTAGAGCCATTCCGCAATGTCGTTGTCCACGCAAGCCTTGCTGCAAAGCTCCATAATGTCGTTCAGCTCGCCGACCTCTTTGCTTGTGTCCGTGTCGGAGCGGCTTACATACTGGATCGGCTCTCCGAGCAGATATCCCGTCTTGAATGAAACAATCTCATTTGCGATATTCTCAACGATCTTATTGCAGATTTCAGGACGAATTTCCTTTTTCCTCTGTAAAACAGGCTGCTGCCCCTTGAAGTAGCTGTACAGGTACTCGATATCCCCGTAATTGGAGATATGGTCGTTCATTGCAGATTCCAGCACTGTCAAAACATTGCTCTCGTCTACATATTCAACGTCGGTTTTGATTTTCGTGCGTCCAAACTGCATAGGATACCCCTTTTCGTTGGTGGGCCGTCTCGGACTCGAACCGAGATGTTACCGGTTATGAGCCGGTCGCTCTAGCCATTTGAGATAACGGCCCGTGACTGCCTTCCTGCTTAGATTATCACGCGCAGAATTTTTGCGGCGCATCCTAGGTTTGCCGCTATCTGCGTAGTTTTCAGCAAGCGTTGGTATTCTCTGTATGGCTCGACAGTCGCGCACACATCATCCGGGAGCGACCCGGCAACTGGCGGTGGACGTAAGTGTCGAACTCAACGGATCTCTCCGCGCACTGTGTTCAAAGCAGGCTCCGGGGCCGCCCGGATTCATCCACCGTATGGCGGGACATGAAGGGCTTGAACCTCCGACAGGCGGATTAACAGTCCGCTGCTCTACCAACTGAGCTAATGTCCCGTATGTTCTGCTCTCGCCTTGACACCCGGACGAGCCGGATGCCAAGGAGGAAAGTAATGAAGCATGGCCGTGCCAAGGCCGGAGCAGAACTCTTTACATAGATAATAGCACAGAATCACGTGAAAACGTCTGTTTTCGTACACTTTCAACGAAAATAGCGCACACAAACGTGCATCAATTTAGAACGTTCGGCGTTTGATCTCGATTTGCGCAGAGCCATGATACAATTCGTCGGCTAACATTGCCAAACTATCCGGCGCGTCGTCGTGCACGTTCTTACCTGTCTGTGAGAAGGTGCACACTTCGCGCATAAACTCGTCGTATTCCGGTGTTCTGTGTTCTTTGTCGATGAAATAGAACTTCTTGATTTCCGGGGAGTACTGAATAATCCGCCCGAGCTTGCTTTGATTGTTTGGCGCTCTCTGAGAAGTGATATTTGTTGTCACCCCAATTCCTCGAAGCAGTCTATCAACAGTCGAAGCATATTCTCCGCCGCCGTTGTTCGCCTCGAAGCGCTCCTTGTGCGGCTTGTGCTCCTTCGTCCGGTTGGCTACAAGAGGCTGCGTAACGTCCTTCGTGCCCTTGCTGAAAATAACGTCGTGAATATAAACGCCGCCGTCCGCCGCTACATACGCAAAGGGCATTGCAAGGCTGTCACCGCCGCCCCACGCCACGTCGCACACAGCGACTTTATAGAAATCGTCTTCCGGCAAAACGCCGTTGTAATACCGAAGAGACTCCGCAGGGAACAAAAGGCCCTCACGAACATAAGGTTTGCCCTGATACTTCGCACACCAAGTCGCATCGTCGATGCTGGCTTTCATGTCCTTGTAGTACTCCGTAGAGAAGCCCAGCCCGTATTGGTAGTTGAAATTCGATTCTCCCTTTTCGTTCAGTGCCGGAATCACGCGGAATCTATATCGTGGGTTTCCTTCGTACTGCTCCTGAATCCTTCCCAGCGGATCGGCAACGTTCCACCGTGTACCGACCATCAGTTCGAAAGCCCCGTCTTTTTTTCTGTCTTTGAGCTGATTCAAATACGCATCGTATTTTGCTTGCAGCCGTACAGGGTTCAAGGACTCTTCCAGATCCTCTATCAGGTCATCCACATACAAGCATCCGCCCGTTCCGACTTCGACTGCGCCGGTCAGTGTTCCGCCGACAGATCGCGCCGTGAACGTTGGGAAGCGCTTCTTCCGCTCCAGATCAATCGTCTCGTTCTTTGCGGAATTATCCACAACCTTAACATCCGGGAACACGTCAGCCCAAGAGTACGTTTCCGCGTCCGTCAGGATGTTCATTGTCTCTCTGTAGAACCCGTCCGTCAGCTTATCCGAGTGTCCTGACATGACATTTGCAACTTCCGGTCTCTTCCCCATGATCCACGTCATGAAAAAAATGCAGAGCGTAGACTTCCCAACTCGCGGAGGCAAAGACACCCCGAGAAAATCCAACTCCCCATCGTTCAGTTCCTGCAAGTCCTGTACAAGTGGCCGGAGCGTCGCCCTTCTCGGAACATAAAACCGTTTCGTCTTGTCCCTGTTCCATTCCAGATATACGCAGTAAGAATCGAAGTCATCTTTCGCAGCCAAGAGATACGTCTTTTTGTTTATTTCGAAAAATTTGAGAACTGCATTCGCATCTTCCGTTTCTTTTACCTTCAAAGCAGTCGCATTTCTCAGCCACAGATTGCGCCTGAATGCATTCCATCTATCCGTTTCCCACATTGCCCTGACAATGTCGAAGTAGTCCCCATACGCTGCGCTATCCTCCGGTCTCGACTCGATGAATCGTCTGATCCTGCTTAACGTCTCTTCGTACATCCTTCTCCTCCAAAAGCAAAAGGGCCGACGCTTACAACGTCAGCCCTTCTTTGCTGCTTACACCGAACCCCTTATCGGTGCGGCGTGTATTCAATTCGGTCGAAAGTAAATGCCTTTTTACATTTTCCGTGGTAAAAGCGTTCACCGGGCCGAGGCCTGGGGCTCCGTTTCCCCCTCCGGTATGCACCTCCACGGCCTGTATAATATGCGCTTCATGCATTGCATACGTGCATAACGTTCACGTTTCAATGGTTTTCAACGTGTTTTCGCAACTTTCCGCAGATATTCAACGTAACAAAATAGATATTTGGTGGCGTTACTTATCCGACGTATCCGGCACGGGGGCCACTTCCGGCAGTGCGTCCCTGTACTTGTCCGCGATCTCGGCAGGGGATGCCCCATTATCTAGCGGATTATTCGGCGTGACCACAACATCTTGTGTATCTTTGTACCCGAACATATTCTTACCGATGAAAATACCGGATGCCGGGTTGATCTTGCCGGATTGCATCCAATCGTTCCAGAGGGATTCAAGTACAAACATAGCTTTTTTTATCACCGGTAGGTGCGTTGTGCTCCTGTAGTCCCCTGCTCTCCATTTGCGAATAGTAGTGGCGTCCACGCCTAGCCATAGCCCCATGCCTGGGACACTCGGCTTTGCATCCTGGTTGATGCAGAATTCGAAGTATTCTTGAATGCGGTGTTCAACCTGCTTGGGGTCGCTGATATCGATCGTGGGGAGATCCCATGCAACCATAGCATTGCGCAGATATCGGGCATTGTCTCCCGGCTCTATGTACTCTTGTCCGAAGTTGGCAAGATCGGGCCTGTTGCGCTTGCGCTTTGGCTTTGCTATCTCTGTTGATTGTTCCTTGGCTGCGGTTGCCTTTGGCATTGTATCACCCCGTAAAAATCAAAATTGCGCTTTTGCGTCGGCTGCGCGTGCGCAAGCTAGCTTGCGGCTGCGCTGCTAGCAAAAGCATAACATTTTTTGCACGGGAAAATCAAGGCTTTGGGGCGTGTCTCGGGGAAGTGGTGCCCGTTTGCGTGCATCACTTTTCGCCGTGCGCGGCTCCGTTGCGTGATCGTCGGCGGAATCGTGCAGATATTGGAGTTTTGCGCAGGGGCGCATATATTACAAGAGTGGTGCGCACTCGGATTGAAAGGAGTAATCAACGCGCGTACATTGTGCGCCGCTGTAGTGCATCCGGTGCGCGGGGGCTCTCAGACATGCGAGCCGCTGACGCTCCCGCATTGCGAAGATAGATACTGCGCAGGATAGCAAGAGCACCGACCGCCGTTAATCGGTAGTCGGTGCTTGAATTACTGTGCTTTTTTAAGTTGCTCGATTTCCTGTTGCTGCTCGGCGAGCTGCTTTGCGTGCATACGGATAACGGATTTCAGGAAGTTTACTTCCTCTTTCAATTCCTCGGTTTCGCTCTTTGGTGTAAGCGTTTCGATAATTGTCCGCTGGCCCTCTGCCAGAAGTTCGAGTTGTTTTGAAACTGTATTTTCAATAATTACTTGGATATCATGTACGGCCCCGCGTCGGGCCTCGTCGGCGATATCCTTCACTTGCTGCAATTCCAGATCGTCAAGCATCTTTGCTTCCCTCCTTGCACGTGTATTCTTCCATTGCCTGCCGAAGAACGGTATTTACCTTGTCGCCTCGGGCCGCGCAGGCGGCTTTGAAGTCCTCAAGCAAAGCTTTTTTTACTTTTACCGTTTGGTAAGCCATGTTTTCCGCATCCCATTTTTGATTTGCTCGGCGCTGGGCCTCTGATACTGCCATTTCATCACCTCTTGCCGAAAGTATATCATGTGTGGATTACGTTGTAAAGTATAAAATTGCATAATATATACGTTGTAACTTTGTGCATGTTGCCAATTGACTATATGCGTTGCAACCTATATAATAAGCATGTAAACAAGAGATACGGAGCCGCCAAGCGGCAGAAAGGAAACGAAATGAAACTGTTCATGACGAAGAAAGAAAAGCTTGCGAAGAAAGAAGAACTCAATGCCAAGCGCGACGCGCTGGCCAAGGAATACGCCGAGACCGTGAAAAAGGGTATGGAGATCGAAGCAACGAAGGGCGAAAAATTTTCTTGGAGTTACAAAATCAAAGCGGATCAGCTGCTTTTAGAAATGTCGGAAATCAAGTTTTAAGTCCCCTGATGAGTCGCTGAGAATTGCGACGAAACGCCTTCGGGCGTCGGGACAAACCTAAAATTGTTTTGGAGGGATATTAAAATGGCAAAATTGTATTTCGTGGAGACTAATGGCGGCTTTATGGCAGTTGCCACCGCAACCGATCCGGAGCATATGCGTGAGGATGGCAGAGCCTGCTATATGAGGCAGGATGGCAACGAAGAAAACTACCCGTGCAGAAATCCGCGTTGGGCTGATGCAGGAGTAGCAGAGCGCGCGGAAATCGCTACGGCGTGGCTCAAGCAACTTGCAGAGTTCACCGATTTTGAATCGCTTTATCCGGATTGCGATTGCAATAGCGGATTCTGCGGCGTTTATACCGCTGGCGAATTCTGGCGCGATATCGCAACTGGTGATGATATTCTCGCCGACATCGATTTTTGATGATTCGGGGCGTCTGGGCGGTTGAGCCGATCAGCCGCACCACTTTCTTCGATGGAGGGAAAACAGCATGAAAATTACAAGCATGGGCGGGAAAGTTCCCGCCCTGTTCGCCGATATGCTTAACCAGCCGCATTTGCTAATTGCTGGCGCGTCCGGCTCCGGTAAATCCGTTTTGCTTAATGGGCTGGTGTGCGCTATCCTGCGCCACCATCCAAACCAGATGCAAATGATTCTTATCGATCCGAAGCGGACAGAGCTTAACGAATATGCCGCGATGCCGCACACACTGCGTCACGCCACGGAACACGGCGACATCATAGCGGCGCTTGATTATGCGATGGGAATTGTAAACGCCCGCTACAAGGACATGCAGCGGCACAGGATGCGCACATACGACGGCGCGAACGTGTATGTCATCGTCGAAGAGTTCGCCGACATCATGACCACGGCAAAGAAAGAGACATTGCCGACTGTTCAGCGCCTTTGTCAGATCGGGCGCGCCGCAAAAGTGCATGTTATTCTTGTTACGCAATGCCCGCTTGCAACGATCATCCCGACGGCGGTTAAAGTCAACTTCACGGCCATTTGCGGCCTGCACACCGCGACACGGCAGCAAAGCCGGAATATCTTAGATATGCCCGGCTTGGAACAGCTCCCGAGATACGGCCAGTGCATCTATCAAACACCCGCCGGGATGTGGCGCTACGATGTGCCTTATACTGGAGACCGCGAAATAGCCGCGGTTACTACGTTTTACAAAAAGCAACGCTCATTTCTGCAAAGAGTCTTTGCGAGATAAGATAACCCCGCCCACATCGGGCGGGGTTCTTTTTCTGCGGTATCGCAAGAGTTTATTCCGTGTCTCCGGTATCTTCTCTTTCTTCTTTGTTCTTCCCGTTTTTCTGCAATGACGCCCGCAGGAACGCGTTTATCAGGATGTTCGCCTGTTCTTCTGTTGCGCCCGCGTTTATCGTAGCTTTGTAAAACAGCAGCGACATTTCTGCAAGCGCTCCGACGGCGTCCATGAGTTCGCCCATCATATCCGAATCCCCTTTATAAATTTATCGTAGTACGTCGTAGCTACCGCCATAGCCGCCCACATGTCGGCGGAAAAGCCGAAGAAAAAGCCCGGCTGTCTCTTTGTGCCTTTCCCGAAGTTCGGCTGTCCGGGCGCGTAGCGGTCCGCCAGCGCCTGCCGGATGTTGCCATCCTTCGCCCTCGGCGAGCCGCACAGGCAAAGCTTTTCTTCCCGCCGGTAGATATACCCCATCCGGCGGAAGCCCCGCGTTAGCGCACGCTCCCAAAATCGGCCTATCCATACGCACGTATCGAAGACTTCTGCACCGACCGCCATACCCATTCCGGCGATCATCTCAATCGCAAAATCTGTTTCTGCGCTTTCTGCGATCTCGGAAATGATCTTCATCATTTCTGCGTTCTCTACCTTCCCGACACGAAGCACACGCCTGATTTCTGCCTCGTCGTATTCGGCCAAGACATAGCCGCTTCTGACGTTGCCGGGGTCAATGGATAATATTTTCATTTTCAGCCCCTTTCTGCATCGCGTCTACACGCCGCTTAAGCCTTTCTGCGCGTCGCAGATGGTTTTCCGCCCTCGATATTATCCGCGTGACTGTAGACCTGTTTACGCCGTATCTGCGGGCTATTTCGCCGGTTCTGACGCCGCTCATGTAGAGCAGATAGAATTCTTCCTGCCTGTCCGTCATAGCAATTCCCCCAGCCCGAACATATTCCCTTCGCCGCAGAGGAACAGTAGCTTTACAAGGTCAACGAAAACGCGCGGATTCAGTCCGGTTTTTATCTCGATCATGCGCAAATGGTAATCAACGTCGCCCGGACTCAAAAAAATCTCTTCTGCGGTCTTTCTGCTGCTCATATTGCACTTCGCAAATACCGGTAGTATCTTCTTCTGCGTCCATGTAATGGCTTCCATTCCTTTCTGCACCGTCAAACCTCCTTGCATTCGTCCTTTCGCACGTTTACCCTATGCCCGTTTACGGAGACAACGTATCCGGTCGGCGCTCTGTGACATTCGTATTTCTCCGCAATATAGGTTTTGCCGGGAATCGGCCTGAAATCAGCGTAAATCGGAAGAACTTTGGTTATAATTACCTTAACGCCGTCCGTCCTTTTTGGTTTAGCCGCCGCACCGAGTTTTACGTGCTTTTTCTTCTGCGGGTCTCTGTATGCGTGATAACATTCCGGCGTACAAAATACACGTTTGCTTGTGTTTTTTGCCTTTCTCGTTATCAACTTCCCACAAGTCGGGCAATGCATTGTAATTTCAATCATTTTCCCGTCTCCTTTGCCTGTAGAAGAGTTTATTATACGCCTCGTAGCGTTCGTCGATATGCGTAGAGCTGATAAGCCCGCCCGTTTTCTCCATCAGAACGTCAAAGTAACACTTTCCGTTTCCGCAAGGCTTCATCTCGCTGCAACCGCATCTGTACACACATTGTGGCGTGAGCACATCCGCAATTTCCGGCTCGATCTCATGCAGCGCCGCCTTAAAGTCCTCGGCATATAGGGACGTTCTCTATATGCCTCATCATGTAGATTCCCTTCGTCATCGCACAGAACAATGCTAACTTTACCGCCACAGAACGGGCACGGTTTCAGTTCAGCCATCTTCTCTTGCCTCCACATCCAATTCGCAGAACGTGCCTTGCCAATGTGGGCAATCCTTATACGGGACCTCGCACCAGCCGTATCCGTATGGGCAACGATAATCAGCCATCCTTCTTGCCCTCCAATCCCCATTCCTTCAAGACCATATCCTTGCGCACCATGCAGGCAGCATTTGCCGGAAGCACAAACGTCTCATCCGTAGAACATCGTGCATAGTGCTCGCAGTGAAAGCATTCTCCCAGCACCAGCGCGGCCTGAACACCAAGTCCCTCGGCCTGCTTTTCCGGCGGCAAATCCTCCATAAATGCCGTACAATACGTGTCAGCCATCTTTCCTCGCCTCCATCTTCTCGAAATAGAACTCTATCGGTTTTTCGTTCTCAATTACATTCCCGTAGGCGACCCCCACCTTGTAGATGTAATTCTCACGCAACTTACGTGGAATCTCGGCAATGTACCGCCGGAACGTCTCAATGGAATTTGCCCGCTTGTAGTGGTTACACATCCGGCAGGCAGGCATGAGGTTTGAAATATCGTCCGTTCCGGCTTCTTCAATGCCCCATGCCCGCAGTGGTAGGAAATGATCGACCTGCATATCCTTGTAAGCGATTTCTCGCCCACAATACGCACAGTGGCCGTCATACTTCGCATAGACCGCTTCACGTTTTTTCTTACTGAAACTCACTTCGCATCCTCCATTTCCGCCAGCGCCTTTTCCGCCTCTTCGCGGGTTAAAAATACGGTTTTGCCGATATTAAAAACGTCTTGCAGCAGGAAGGCGTCCGGCTCAATGTATGGCTTGCTTTTATCCGGATATGTTTCAAATGTCCGCTTTATTCTCCACACTGTATCCCCCACCTTGCACGGCAGCACGCCCACGCGCCCGTCCTTGTCGGACTCGGCAAGCTCTACAAGCCTGCTGATTGGCGTATTGTTGAGCGTTTCGAGATCAACCATGTGCCTTGCGGCCAGCGCAAGCTTAACCGTTTCTACTGCTTCCGGTTCAAGCCCCGTGTCCTCGTAAGCTGCAAGTCGATC